AAAATTAGGTTAAAAAATTGGATTTAGATAAATTACTTGAACCTATAATAAATTTTATCCAAAATAAAACCCATGTAGATATTAAATTTATGCAAGGTGAATTTGGAAAATTTGCGAGAACAGGACTATTAGTAAAATATGTAATTCCATTAATAATATTTTATATAATGGGAGGTCTAGCTTATATTTCAATGGATGCTGGGGTATATAGGTGGAGATCTTATAAGAGTGATAGTGTTTTAAGTTTTATTAGTAAAAGAAACAAAAGAAAGAAAAGAATGGAATATTTGAAAAAAGTTTGGAACTGGTTAGTAAAATCTATTAGCCCTAAAAAACCCGAACCACCCCAACCAATTAAGAAAAAAAGAGGAAGACCTCGTAAAAACCCTTCCTAATTTTTTAATAAAAAAAACATACTAATATGAAGTTATCCTTAATTTCTAAATTGTCTTTGTTTTTTTCTGGGCTTATAATGCTTAGTTTTTTTGGTTACCAAACTTCCTTAATTATAGGATACCACGATATTACATACACTAGTGCTCTTTTTGGCTGGTTATGTATATTATTATTTATGCCTTTTTTCTTTATTGTAGTTGTAGAATTTGTTCGAAAAGTAAGATATAAATTCCAATCTATAGATGATACCCTTTCTGCAATTAATCAATCTAATGCCTTAGTAGAATTTAATATCGATGGAACTATTATTTCTTGTAACGATGTGTTTTGTAAAGCATCAGGATACTCACAAAAAGAATTAATTGGAAAAAAACATAAAATACTAATGCCCCCAGAAACTGATAAAAATGAATATTATGATTTCTGGCGCCAATTAAGTAGGGGAGCATTTAAAGATGGAGAATTTAAACGTATAAACAAACAAGGAGAAGAATTTTGGATTTATGGTAACTACAACCCCATTAAAAATCCATATGGAGAAGTATATCGTGTTTTAAAAATTGCCTCTAATATTACTGAGAAAAAAGAAATTGAATTTGAAGTAGCTAAAAAGAATGGATATCTAGAACACGCTGCTAAAATCCTAAGACACGATATGCATTCAGGTATCAACACTTATATCCCCAGAGGACTATCATCTTTAAAACGTAGATTAGATAAACAAAAAATTAAAGAACTTAAAATAGAATCACCATTAAAAATGATTCAAGAAGGTCTAACCCACACCCAAAAAGTATATAAGGGGGTAAAAGAGTTTACTAACCTAGTAAAACAAGAAACACAGTTAGATAGACAAGAAGTAGATTTAAAAGAAATTTTAAATAATTATTTAAGTTCTACTTCATATAAAAAACAAGTAGTCATAGAGGATTTAAAAACCCTCAATGTTAATGAAGCCTTATTTTGTACCGCTATAGATAACCTTATTCGTAATGGTTTAAAATATAATGATAGTTCTACTAAATTAGTTAAAATTTATCTAGAAGATAAAAATACTTTAGTTATAGAAGACAATGGTAGGGGTATGTCTCAAGAAGAATTCTTGTTTTTATCCCAACCTTATGAAAGAAGAGAGGATCAAAAAGAAAAAGGAACTGGATTAGGATTAAATATATGTATTTCTATAATGGAAGAACACGGTTACGAGGTTACAGCAGAAAAATTAGAACAAGGAACTAAACTTAGAATTTTATTAGAATGATAGACTCAATTTTATTAGTAGACGACGAAGATCTTTTCCACTTGGTTTTTGAAGATGCTTGTAGCCTTTTAGATATGACATTATCTTTAGAAGCTCTTAGCTCCTCAGATGAAGCAGATAGACTTTTTAAAAAGTGGTTTGTAGAAGGACCAATTGAAGATAGACCTGAATGTGTATTTGTTGATTTGAACATCGTTGGTTCATCGTTTGATGGAATCGAACTTATTAGAAAAATCAATAAAGATTATGGCAACGGAGTAGTAATAGGAATCATTTCTTCATCCGATGATACCCAGGAAATTGAAAAAGCTCAAGCAGTAGGAGCCCAATTTTGGATTATCAAATCAGATGAAATTGAACCTCGCCTTGAAGAATTTTTAAAGGATTATGATGGGTATAAAGATAGAACATCTCCATTTAAAGTATATAAGTGATAGAAATAACAGAACATACTAGAAATGTTCTACTAGAAGTTGCTAAAAAAAAGAAAATCTATGTAGAAGGTAATATCCTCAAACTCCTAAAAGCCTCTAAAGGCGATAAGGAATTTGAGGAATATCTTAATTTATGTAAAGAAAAAGACACAGCATCCCGTAAAAAACGATTATCAGTAACTAAACAAGTTCAAGCTCAAAATAAAGAACTTGCACAGGCTGCTAAAGATAATGAACAATTATTATCTGATCTTCAAGATGCTTTAGATGAAGCTAAAGAGGCTGAAAAAGAAGCACAAAAACTAAAAGACGAGGCTGTAGAAGATTTAGACATCATGCAAAAGAAATCTCAATTTGAATTAATTGGGATGATTGTAAAAATTGCTCTTTTTGTAATATGTGGTGTAGGAATCATCACCACTATCATGTATGGAATAGCTTTATTCTCAGGACACGATACTCAAATCATTGGTTCTACATGGAGTAATATGTTTGGTATTTTGTTAACTAATGCTTTTTCGATAGTTGGAACTATCATGGGTGTAAAATATGCGTCTGATAAAGAATCTTAATATTTATACACAAATAGTTTTGTTATGGTAAAATATATTAAAAACAAAATTATGGCATTTAAAGAAATTTTCAAGGACGAAAATAGTTACAATGAAAAAACTATTATCGGCTTTATGTCTTTTGCTATTATGGTATTATTTGCTACAGCAGATATCATAACCGGATTTTTAGGAGAAGACCTCCCCGTCCAAGAATTTATTTATAATTCATTTGTAATTATTACTTTAGGCTCCTTAGGTATAGCGGGCTTAGAAAAATTTGCAGGTAAAAAAGATTAAATTATGAAATTAGAAGTTTTACGTATTAGTTCTCAAAAAGACTCTACAAACGGTATATTATTTGATGTTACTGAAGGTAGAAAATTTTTGGCCTACACCTTAGAAGACGAATATAGAGAAGAAAAGGTAAAAGGTGAAACAAGAATCCCTGCAGGTACTTATAAAATTACCTTACGCACTGTAGGGGGATTTCACAGCAGGTATGTTTCCAAATATGGAGATATGCATAAAGGAATGTTATGGGTAAGAGATGTACCTGGATTCGAATACATCTTAATCCATACAGGGAACACTGATGAGCATACAGCTGGTTGTCTTTTAGTAGGCAGTTCCCAAAACGAAAATTTAACTAAAAAAGATGGATTTATAGGAGCTTCAACAACAGCTTATAAGCGAATTTATCCTCCTATTGCGGAAGCATTAGAAAATGGAGAAGAAGTTACTATAACTTACATCGATTACGATACAGTATGAAAACTTCATCCCTAACATTTTTAACTATACCCCTAGTGACTATATCTTTTTTATGTTCCTACTTTTTAGAGTTAACTATGGGTAACGCAGAACAATACCTCGGCTTAATTGCTGTAGTGTTTATTGATGGATTTTTTGGTATTGCTGCGGGTGTTAAAAGAGAAGGGTTCCAAACTCGTAAAGCTGTAAGAGTATTACAACGCGCAATAGGTTGGATGATGTTTTTAACTGTCATTCTAATGGTAGAGAAAGGATTTATAGGAACAGGTTGGCTTAGTGAGGCCATCATTATACCTTTCATAGTACTACAATTAATTAGCGCTCTTAAGAATGCGTCTATGGCAGGATTTATTAAAGCAGAAGAATTAAACAAAATTTTAGACCGCATAGACAATCACAAGGGCTCTAGAAAATAAAGTCTTATGTGGAATAAAATACAAGAAAGGATTTTCCCCTTTCTAATAGCCCTTACAGCCTTATCGGTATCAGCCTCAGCAGCATTTTACTCAGTCTCAGGTCTTAGTAAATTGTTTGCTGGAGCTTCTCTAGAGGTAATTATTATGGCTGGTTCTTTAGAGGTAGCTAAATTAGTTATAGCCTCTCTCCTATACCAATACCGTAAAACAATTCCTCGTTTACTTAAAATTTATCTAACATCAGCAGCTGTAGTGTTAGTATTAATTACCTCAATGGGTATTTATGGGTTTTTATCTGCTGCTTATCAAGAGACAGCAAACAAAGCAGGAAATATTGACTCTCAAATTGCTCTTATTGAAACCAAAAGAGATAATGTAAAGGGACAACTCGCGGTATACAACACGGAAAAAGAAAGTATCAATGAGGCGGTGACTGATTTGAGGTCCGGTTTATCTAACAATACTATCCAATATAAAGACCGTGAAACAGGCCAAATTATAACCACAACCTCAAGCTCCACCCGTAAAGCTTTAGAAAAACAATTAGATCAAGCTATTGCTCGACAAACAGAAATCAACTCTAAAGTAGATGATTTAAACCAACAATTGTTTGATTACGAAACTCAAATTGTAGAGGTAAGAACCTCAAGTGATACAGCATCAGAGTTAGGCCCTTTAAAGTATCTTTCAGGTTTAACAGGAATTGCTATGAATAAAATTATAAATGTTTTACTATTAATTATTATCTTTGTATTTGATCCTTTAGCGATTTCTCTAGTGATTGCAGCTAACTATGCCTTTGAGCAATTAAAAGAAAAATATAAGGAAAATATCTATGGGGAAGAAGTTGAGGTAACTCCATTTGAAATGTCTGATTATGTGGATGAAGAGACAGAACAGCTAATTAATGAAGAAGTAAAAAAAGAAAAAGCTGAAATTGAAAAGGAAGAAGATGCAGAAACCCCTCAACCAATCCCACCCTCCCTTAACCCTAACCTTTCAGCTTGGGCTAGAAATAAAGCTTTGCAGGAATGGAGGAGGAAAAATAATAATGATGATTTAACTAAAACCTATTAAATATTTGGAGACCCAAAATCCTCTTCGTATATTTAGGTGTTAAAGAAATAAAGGTTATGGACATAGAAATTTTAGCAGATCAGTGGGAAGAGCAGCAACAATTCCTAAAAGAAATTGAGGCTGAGTTGTTAGAAAACGGAGAAGAGGTTTATGTACCCACCGAAGAAGAAATGGAAGACGAATTACCTTTCTAATGAAAAAGGTTTAATAAACATGATAATGAGTAGCAATTATATTACACTCCTGATCTATAGAACATTCATCTATATTAGTAGCAACATAATTTGAAGCTCCACACCCAGTTAATAAGAAAAATCCTAAAATAATAAGTAATTTTTTCATATGTTTGATTTTAATAGTTAATAATTTGGCGATTATACATATTAAAGTCATCTGCGTAATATCAAAGTCATATAAAACGTCATATGAAAATGTGGAGGCCCGAAAGGGCCTTCGTACATTTACAGGGTAAATGAAAAAATAAAGGTTATGAATCCACAAGTAAGATTTGTCCAAGAAAATCCAACCCGTTTTATCGAGCTTAGAAAAGCTTTTGAAAAAGCAGGTGCTAAAGTAGAAATGGAAAGCGTTTGGGATAGTAAAACTAAAAAGTTTATTACTACCGAACTTCCTGAAGTCCGTGGTTATTTTGGTCCTCAAGGTGAAGGATTTTCTATCAATGCTGATCAACTCAGATTTGATATTTCTGAAGAAGAACTTAAAAATATATTCCCACTTAACATAGGTGGATTTGAGTTCACATTTGCTAGTTTTATGGATGCTGAGTTTGAAGATGATCGTGTTTGGAATTCAAGTGTTGCTTTTATAGTGACTAAAGAAAACCAAAACGTTTTGGCTTGAAAATTTGGATTCCCTAAATCCCTTTCGTATATTTAGGGTGTAATAAAAAAATAAAGGTTATGGACATGAAAGAACACTTCGAAAACGCAACAGAAAAATTTGAATTTACTACTCTTAATAAGTGGGGAAGAAAAAAAGTTCTTAAGTTTATTCCTAAAGATCCCCAAGATAAATTTGATAGCGCTTGTGTTACGGAGTTAAGTGTGTTTGGTGATCAAATGAATGTTAAATCAATTACTAATGGTGGTTTAATGTTGTATTCATATGATATGCTAGATAATAAAATTACCGCTAAAATTAAGTGGGAAGATATTGAATTAGGTAATACATTGGATGATAAATAAAATTTATGTTATACTCGTTTATTAGGGAATCTTCCCTAAGGCATAGCCGTGATATAGTTGAAAAAAACTTATCACGCTATCAGCCTTTAAATTACAATCGTTTTATGTGGTGGCGTTCTCATACTGATAATGTCATTTCATTAGGCAAACGTGCCCCATTACGTGATAGGATTATTAATGGTGACTTTAATGAATCATCCTATCTAATGCAGGCTCAATTAGCATTGCTTAATGCCCGAGACAAAGTTGATTTGAATAAACATTCTCCTGCTGACCAACAAGAACTTATCTCTGTAGATATAGCTCGCTATAATCGCTTGATGGATGATTATACTAAAGAAGAAACATCTCGCTTAGAGGCTATGTATGAAGCCTTTACTTCCCATTTCAAAATAACTCGTGAAGAACTTGAAAATGAACTTTGCGAATGGTCCGGGGATTTATTATCTTATTATGATTATTGTAAAGAATTTAAATATGAAACCCCTATGTCTGTGCGTAAGGGCAAACGAGGCAGACCCAAAGGGAGTAAAAACAAAAAGAAATGAAAATAGCTATTGGAGGTGATCACGCTTCACCAGATTTAAAAAAATTTATTGTTGATTATTTAAAAAAAGAAGGATATGAAGTTGAAGACTTTGGAACCCATTCTACTGAGAGTGTTGATTATCCTGACTTTGGACATAGAGTCGCTAGTTCTGTTTACTACAAAGATTCTGACCTAGGAATTGTAATTTGTGGAAGTGGGAATGGAATCAATATGTCCGTAAACAAGTGGCTTTATGTAAGATCAGCTTTGTGTTGGAAACCTGAAATCGCAGAATTGGCTCGTCAACATAATGATGCTAATGTTTTAGCACTTCCTGCTAGATTTTTAACCTTAGCAGAAGGTCTAGACATTGTAAAAATCTTTTTAAATACAGAATTTGAGGGAGGTAGACACCAGAAAAGAATAGATAAAATTGTCCCTTAAAATGAAGTATATCACTCAACACCCTATTAAAAAATCAGATTTAGGGTTTCATGGAAACCTCTTTGGAGGAAAATTACTAGCTTGGTTAGATGCGGCTGCTGCTGCCTTTACAGCTGAGTATTGTGATACTCCTCGAATGGTAACTAAATCAATTGATAAATGTATTTTTAGTAAACCTGCTAAAGAAGGTCAGCTATTAAAAATATATGGTAAAGTTCTAGAAATTGGAACAACCTCTATTACTCTAAAAATGGAAGCTCGCTCACATAATGTGTATAATGGAAAACAAAATATTATATTAGCAACCAATATAACATTTGTTAGAATTGATGAGCAAGGTGATGCTATCCCTATCTCAGAAAGAGCACATAATAAATTTAAAAAAGAAAATAATGGTTAATGAAGGAATGGCAAATCAAGTAGAACTACTTGGACATTATGGAAGTGATATTACCCATGCTCAATCAGCTTGGACTTCAACTTCTCGTGATTTAACAGAAGAAAAACTAGGTAGAGTAGATAAACTACTTAATATGCTAGCCTCAGAGGGACACGAAACACCCTTTGAAAAATCGGGACTACACTTTCTAGTAACTGTAGATCAAGCTACTCATATCCATCTTCTTAAACACAGAATTGGTGTCTCAATTAATGGTGAATCAGCTCGCTATAAGGAACTTAAAGAGGATAAAATGATGTGGCCCTCAGATTGGAATGGTGCTTGGAAAGGTAAACTAAAGGATTATGCTGAAGAAGGTAATCGTTTGTATCATGAAGCACTTGAATATTTTACCCCTATCCTAGGACGTAAACGCGCTAAAGAATCTGCTCGTTTCTTTAAAACATTCAACTCTCAGATTACAATGGATATTATGTTTAATTTTAGAAGTTTTGTCCATTTCCAACGTTTACGTAATAGTGAACATGCTCAAAAGGAAGTAAGAGAGTTAGCTGAAGAAATGTTAAACCAAGTAAAAAATATCGAAGGCAACCCATTTGAAAAAACAATTAAAGCTTTTAAACTTTAACTTGAAGCCAAAAAAATAAATTATTATATTTATTTCAAATAAAGATTATGATTAAAGTATCACATGAGGTTCCAAGATGTCTTCTTTATGATAGTGAAAAATTTAACGATTACGATTATTGTTTGCCTCATCTTCTAGATGAAGACGAAGAATATAAAGAGTATTTTTTACAAGCTAAAAGTAAAGGACGTTATATTGTAATGGATAATTCATTACATGAACTTGGTCATGCTTATAATGATATTAGATTAACCCATTGGATTAAAGAATTAAAACCAAACGAGTTTATTATTCCTGATGTTTGGGAAGATAGAGATGCTTCAGTAGTAAATGCTAGAAAATGGTCTAAAATTAATCTTCCAAAAGGAGTAGAAAAAATAGCAGTAGTACAAGCCCAAACACTTCATGAAGCAGCTACTTGCTACCAAACCTATAAAGATCTAGGATACCAGAAAATTGCTTTTTCATATGGTGCTTCCTATTATAATGATGTTTGTCCTCATCCTAATAAAGATTTAGGTAAGGCATTAGGAAGAATGTATGTGATTGCTAGTTTATTTAAAACAAAAATAATTTCCCAAAATGATAGAATTCATCTTTTAGGATGTGCTGTACCACAAGAATTTGGTTGGTATAAAGGATATAATTGTATTGAATCAATTGATACTTCAAATCCTGTAATGGCTTCTTTAGAAGGTGAAAGATATAATTTTTGGGGTTTAGATAAAAAACCTAAAGCAAACATGAATGATTATTATCATATGTTTGGAGATCAAGTAGATTGGGATTTACTTGTACATAATTTAACTAAATTTAGAGACATAAACGATTTATAAACCAAAAAAACAAAAACTATGAAAATGATGAGTTTATATGACTATCTAGGTCATGCCGCCGGAAGGAAATTAGGATTAGAAGTAGCAGAAGCTGCTCGTGATATGGGTGTTGCCCCAGGAAAACGTTTTGTAAAAAATCCTGGTTATACAGGAATGATTATGACTTATCCTGAAAGATTCCTTAAACTTTACTTTCAAGATCAGGCAGTAGGAGAACAACTAAAACTCCCATTCTGATATTTATTAAAACAGCGTTAGCCTATACGCTTAAAATACCTGGCAAATCTTAAAATTTATAATAAAAAAATGTCAAAACACGCAGTAGTATCCCTCTCAGGAGGTATGGATTCAAGCACACTTTTGCTAAGGTGTTTGAAAGAATATGACTCAGTAACAGCTCTTTCATTTGATTATGGTCAAAAGCATAGAGTAGAGCTTGAAAGAGCTCAATCTTTGGTTGATTATTTAAATGGCTGTTCACAAAAAGCAGAACAAGATCAATTAGGTACAATCACAGTAACAGGAGAAAATTTTACTCCAATTAATTACCGAGTAATCAAGTTAGACGGTTTAGTTGATTTGTTAAATTCTGCTTTGGTAGAAGGTGGAGATGAAGTACCTGAAGGTCATTATGCTGAAGATAATATGAAAGCAACAGTTGTTCCTAACCGTAACAAAATCTTTGCCTCTATTACTCAAGCAGTTGCTCTTTCAATTGCTAACAAAACCGAAGAACAATGTGATATTGCTCTAGGAATTCATGCTGGGGATCACGCTATCTACCCTGATTGTAGACAAGAATTTAGAGATGCAGATGATGCAGCCTTTAGAATTGGTAATTGGGAAGCAGACAGAGTAGGTTATTTTACCCCTTATTTGGAAGGTGATAAGTTTACTATACTGCAAGATGGAGAAGTTCTATGTGATGAATTGGGAATTGAATTTAATGAAGTATACAAACGTACTAACACCTCATATAAGCCAATTTATATGAATGGTCTATGGTTCTCAGATTACAAATCTGCTTCTTCAGTAGAGCGTATTGAAGCCTTTATTAAACTAGATCGTCCTGATCCTGTAGGTTATGCAAACGAAGATGGACCTGTAGCTTGGAATACAGCTAAGGCACACGTTGAAAAAGTCCTTGCCGAACATGAGTGATGGTAAAGACGCAGTAAGAGAAATTTTTAAACGATTAAATGAAAAACAAATGAAGCTATTATACTTCTCAGCCCCGTGGTGTGGACCCTGTCGCACATTCGGACCAATTATGGAACAAGTATCCAAAACTTATCAAGTTCAAAAAGTAAACGTAGACGAAGATTCTACTTTAGCTGCTAAATACAATATTAGAAATGTGCCCACAGTAGTAAAGGTAGATTCTAATGGAAATGAAATTGACAAGTTCGTAGGAGTTAAATCTGTAGAACAAATTGGACGTTTTATCAATGGGTAATTTTATTTCAACCAAAGTATTTGATGGATTCTCTACAGTATTCCGTCAATGGAAAGCAGAAGATACTCATTGTAGATTTCTTCA